AAGTACTTCACACATAGCTATAACCAACAAAATCTATTAATGCAGACAGATGCCGCGGCCCTAGATTACGCTCAAGCTTATGTAGCTAGCCGTAAAGAAACCTCTATAAGATGTGATGCCATTACCTTAGATTTATACACAGATAACTATAATGCCGGCATAATCGCGGCCCTAGACCTAGATTTTTTTGACCCTATAACGATTACTACTAATCAGCCCGGCTCATCTACTTTAACTAAGACTTTGCAGGTGTTTGGCGTATCTATGGCAATTACGCCCGGCAGCTGGAAAACGACACTAACAACACTAGAGCCGATAATAGACGGCTTTATACTAGACTCAAGCCTATACGGGGTATTAGATACCGGCGTATTGGCCTATTAGGGGGAACAATGGCAGCGGGCTTAGGATTTAAGACCTTTACCACAGGTGAGGTTTTAACAGCCGCAGACGTAAACGGCTATTTAATGCAAGGCGTATTAGTTTTTGCAAGTGAGGCGGCTAGAAACTCTGCAATAACTAGCCCACAAGAAGGCCAGTTTGCATATACTAAAGATAATAATAGTTTATGGTATTACTCTGGTAGCGCTTGGGTAGCTAGCGGGGCAACAGGTGATATAGAGGGCGTAACGGTAACAAGCCCATTAACCGGCGGCGGCACTAGCGGCACGGTAAATGTTGCTTATGATTATGCGGCAGGCTCTAAACTTACGTTAAACGCTCAAACTGCAACTTATACAGTAGTACTAACAGATGCAGACCAAAAATTAGTAACTATGTCTGTAGCTGGCGCTAATGACTTTTTAATACCAACAAACGCAAGCGTAGCATTTCCAACAGGTACGGTAATAAATGTAATACAAATTGGAGCAGGTCAAACAACTATTAAAGCTGTTACTTCAGGCACTACTACAATTTCATCAACAGGGGCAACTGCCACAGCTCCTAAATTAAGAGCTCAGTATTCTGCTGCATCTTGCATCAAGGTTGCTACCGATACTTGGTATGTAGTAGGGGATATAGCGTAATGAGTTTATTAGGCATTATTGCATCAAGTAAGTTAGGTATTGTTTCTTTTTCGGCTGATTATTTAGTTGTAGCCGGCGGCGGTTCTGGCGGCGGTTCTGCTAGCGGTGGCGTAGGAACAGCAGGCGGCGGCGCGGGCGGTTTGCGCTCAACAGTTACGGCAACTGGCGGTGGCGGTTCGTTAGAAACAGCTTTAACTTTAACAACTGGAACGACTTACACTGTTTCTGTCGGTGCTGGCGGTGCCTCTAAATCTGGCGGTAGCAATTCACAGGGAAATGACGGTTCAAATAGTTCTATTTCTGGAAGCAATATTTCTACTGTAACATCTACAGGCGGCGGCGGTGGCGGTGGTCAAAGTGCTGCAAAAGCTGGTCGCACAGGTGGTAGCGGCGGTGGCGGCGGTGTAGTAGAGGGCACAGGCGGCACAGGAACAGCAAATCAAGGTTATGCAGGCGGTAAAGGTGGATTTGACGATACCATTTATGGAACTGGCGGCGGTGGCGGTGCTGGAGCAGCTGCAACAAATGTTGTTACCAACTCAACCGCAGGCGGTGCTGGTGTTGCGGTTAGTATTACTGGCAGCTCAGTAAGTTATGGCGGTGGCGGCGGTGGCGGCGGATACTCTAGTGGTTCCCCTGGTGCTGCTGGCGGTTCAGGTGGCGGCGGTGCTGGAAGTGGCGGTGGCGCTGGAGATAGTGGAAGTGCTAACACAGGCGGTGGCGGCGGTGGCGCAGGCGGTGGCGGTGGAGCGGCTGCAAGCGGCGCTGGCGGTTCAGGTGTTGTAATAATAAGAGCAACAAGACAAGCTGTTTCAACTACTGGCTCACCTACTGCAACTACGTCTGGCTCATATTACATTTACCAGTTTAATGGAGATGGGAGCATTACTTACTAATGGCTCATTTTGCAAAATTAGATAATAATAATGTAGTAATTGCAGTTCATTGTGTTGTTAATGAAGTGTTAGATGAAAATAATGAGGAAGTAAGCGGTCGTAATTTTTTAACTGCTTTACATAATTATCCATTTTGGGTGCAAACTTCTTACAATAACAATATCCGCAAGCAATATGCAGGCATTGGTTACACTTATGATGCTGTTAATGATGTATTTATTGCGCCACAGCCTTATTTAAGTTGGACTTTAGATAATGACTTTAATTGGCAACCGCCTACGCCTATGCCTATAGATGGTGTGTGGTACTGGAACGAGGTTAATCAGGTTTGGGTAAATGCTAACAAGTTATAACGGCTGGCCTGCCAGTAAAGACCCGGCAGAAATTGGAATTAAAAGTTATGCAGTACCCGGCACTAATAGAAAGCTTAGATGCGCTGAGGCTGTAGCACCGTTATTAGTAGGCTTTGCCGCTGAGTTTCACGCGCTAATAGAGCCAATAGATGAAGGCGCTTTAGATGAGTGGGGCTATGCTTTCCGTATGGTACGCGGCAGCACAGACCGCCTTAGCTGCCATAGCAGCGGTACAGCTATAGACCTAAACGCTACCAAACACCCGCTAGCAGCTGTAGGTACGTTTCCAGCTGATAAAGTGCCAATGATTAGAGCGCTAGCTAAAAAGTATGGCTTGACGTGGGGCGGTGATTACCGTAACCGTAAAGATGAAATGCACTTTGAAATAACAGTAAATGCTAAAAAAGCCGCTAAGATAATCTCAAAGTTAGGGGTAACAAATGCCAATTAGCACACAAGTAACTGTTACAGATACGCGTAGCATTATTGCCGCCGCTGCTAATTCTTACCAAAATATTTATTTACATAACTTAGGCGGGGGAGCTATTTATATTGGCCGCCCTGACGTAACGATAAATAATGGCTATAAACTTGATAACGGCGATACTATTAGCCTTATTATTGGAGATTTAGAGGCACTTTATGGCGTTGCTGCTAGCGGTAGTCATACGCTATCGGTACTTGCACAAAAATAACTAAGGGCATTTAGGAGCAAAAATGGACAAGAAAAAACTAGAGGCGGCTGCCTATAGCTATGGGCGTGCCGCGCTAGCAAGCGTTGCAGCTCTATACCTATCCGGCATTACAGACCCTAAAGTATTGGCTAACGCCTTTATTGCAGGTTTAGTAGGCCCATTAGTTAAAGCATTACAGCCTAACGAAAAGCAATTCGGACTAGGCGCTAAGTAATGAACCAAGCCCAAACCCTATTAGCTCTAGCGCTAGGACTTTGTAGCCTTGCAGCGGTAGGGGTTGGGCTGGTACGCCATTTAGTTAAGTTTTATTTATCAGAGCTAAGGCCAGACGGTAACGGCGGCCATAATCTTAGAGGCCGCGTTGAGCGTATAGAGGGCCAAGTAGACCGTATTTATGAAATGCTTTTAGAGGACAGACTAAACCGCTAGCGTGTCGCGTTGCCTTATGTCGGTGTTAGGGCTCATACTTTTACCACACGCTGAGAGGGCTACTTAGTGGAGTAGTTTTATCAGCCTTAACAAAGGGTGAAATATGTTAGCTGATATAGCAGTAATTACTTTAACCGTACTAATAGTAGGCTTATTTATGTTAGCTGCCTATAGGACGGGATACCGTGAGGGCCACGGCGACGGTTACCTAAGAGGGCGCAATATAGCTAAGGCCTTAAAAGAGGTAACTAAATGAGCTTTTTAGACGGGTACGAAGATGTAAACGCGCGTATTAAAAGAGCGCGCGCAGAGTTTCCCGGGTTACGCTTAGTAGCCTACATAGAGGACATAGACCTCAAAAATGGTTATATCTTAATTAGAGCTGAGGCTTATAAAAACTATGAAGATGATAAACCAAGCGCTGTAGATTATGCGCTAGAGGTTAGGTCAGACCGCGGCGTAAATGCTAATTTTTGGGTTGAAAATTGCGTAACCTCTGCTTATGGGCGTGTTATTGGCTTGCTAAGCCCGGGCGGTGTTGGTAGGCCTACTAGGCAAGATATGGAGAAGGTAGAGGCTATCCAAGCGCCATTACAGACACGCGGAGCAGGTGGGGCAGTACCTACCGCGGCTGAGTCAATAAGCGCTTTAAAAGCCAAGCTAGGCGCAGAGCCAATGCCAGAGCCGCCAATATGTAAACACGGGCATAGAGTGCTAATTGAGGGCACGTCAAATAAAACTAATAAACCATACAAAGGCTATTTATGCCCCGACAAGGTAAAAGCTAATCAATGTGAGCCTGTATGGCTAAGGCAGTATGGCGATAAATGGCTAAGGCCAGATGACCACGCAGAGGTTTTATTAGAGGCCGGGCGTAACTTAGACCCGGTAGCCGAGCGCGAGCCTGTACCAGATGAGCTATTAAGTGATACAGAGAGGGCTAACCGTGCAACCAATTAGACAGACAGAGCTAGGTTTAGAGCGAGAAGCAAAGGTAGCTAACTACCTAACTACCGTGTACCCGTGGGTATTAACACCTACACCTAAGTACTATTTTACCGATTTCCATATAAACGAAAAACAGGGTAACGGTTTTGAAAGCTACATAGGTGATTTAGAGGTTTTATGGTGTAATTATTCTTACACACAGCCTACGTTTGTAGCTTACACAAAGCTGCAACAAATGAGCATACTGCCATTATTCAAAGACTTAGATAGCGCTTTTCACAGGCTGGTATTTAGGTTTACAGACGGCCTATTTATAGTGCCTGTAGAGGCCTTACAGCCATTTAGGCCTATTGTACATAATCACTTTGTACGTGAAGATGTAACAAAGCTAGTAGTACGCCTAGAGCTTGCTAACTATATGCAATTCTTTACACCAATAGTTATTAGATAATGGGGTTAAAAACTATGCTTTACATAGAGGCTAAATGCAGACAATGCAAAACCGTAACGCTACAGCTAGAGCGCGTGGTATCTGACCACCTGCCACCTAACGTTAAATGCCTACAATGCACACGCTGTGGGCTATTAGATATAACGTTGGTAGATGTGGATAACGCCCGGCAGGTACGCAATTAAGTTATCCACAGGGGCTTATAACCTGTGGACAACACGCCCAAGCCCCGCTCAAGTTATCCACATATTGGCTTTACACTTGACCTATCGGGTACGCTGTCTGCGCGGAACGCAAGCCCCGAAGGGCGCTAGCTTGCGAACGCTGCGACAGCTAGGGCTACAGTTATGCCTAGTATTAGGCTTGCTATCTTTACAAACCTTACCCGTAAAGGCTGATATAAACGCTATAGATGCTTATAAAATATATGCTCATATAAAGATAGGTTCATATAAAGAGTTTAAGTGTATTGAGAAGCTATGGACTAAAGAAAGTAATTGGCGGCCTAAAGCTAAAAACCCAAACTCTACAGCTTATGGCATACCACAGCTATTAAAGATGAAAGAAACAAACCCTTATAAACAGATAGACTTAGGGCTAAAGTACATAGCTAAACATAGGTTATACAAAGGTAGCCCGTGTTTAGCTTGGGCTCATTATAAGAAAAAAGGTTGGTATTAAATGACTTTAATAGTATGTAAAAACTGTGAAGTAGCTACTGATTTATCTGAAATAATCCATAGTAAATATAGAGACTATGAAGCTTGGTGCATAGAGTGCGTAGAGTCTGAAACTGAAGAAATGTTTAGACGTGGCTAAGCGTGGCGACCCTAGAGTAAACAGGGCTTATAGGTATAAGTTTAGAAACCAAGTCTTAGCTAGAGATAACTTTATATGCTATTACTGTGGAGCAGATGCAGACCAAGTAGACCACGTCATACCTGTTAGCAAAGCCCCAG